TCTTTTAACTTCACCCTTGATGCATATCCCATCTTTTTGAAGTCTTCTTTTGTGACTGTTGGAACATCTTCTTCATGCTTTTCAAGTTTCTTTTCTTCAATTTTCTTCTGTGTAGAAGATTCAAACTGACTTGGAAACTGTGTTTTCAATCCTTTCAACTTGTCATCAAGACCTTTGACCTGACCATCTTCACCAAGTTCAGGTTTCCAATCACTGTCATGATTCATTTTATAAATCAGATAATCAATGTCGGTTGCCTTTGCACCTGCTGAAAGAAGACCAATCTTCAGTGCAGATTCTGTCTTTGCTTCCTGAAGTTCTTCCTGCTGTTTCTGAATAGTTGCTTCATACTCTGTGATTTTATTCTGAACAGCTTCTTGACCCTTTGTTGCTTTCTGTAAGTCAGCAATAAGTTTCTGACTTTCTGCATCCTTTGCAACCATTGCATCATGGTCAGTCTTTAATTTTCCATACCTTACATCAAGGTTTTCTTCTGATGCAGTGAAGATTTTGTTCTGTTTCATAGCATCAAGAATTCCTTTGACCTGTTCATCAGTCAAGTTCTGTGCTTTCAATAATTCCTGTAATGTCATTGTTATATTCCTTCCTTTCACATTTACAATTTTTACAAGTTATGTCTTGGATGTGACTGTCAGTCACTGATGTTTTACATGGTCACCCATGAAAATGACATAAAAATAAAGCAGTTTAATGTCTTACTTAGGACATAATAAAAACACCCTGTTTCCAAGGTGTTTCAATTACTGTGTTCTGTCTTTGAAGAATTCCTTCCAATATGGATTTTCATCATCAAAGATTTTCTTTTGTTCTGATGTCAATGCATGTGGGTAATCTCTGAACATATTAAATTCAGTCTTCTTATCAAAAGAAAACACCCATTCACCTTTTACTTCAGGATTGTCCAACCACCATATATTGTCATCAGGGTTGTTCTTATACCATTTACTTGATTGTTCCATATTTTCCCTTCTTCTGTTCTGAATCAGATGTGTTGATGTAACCAAGCAAAGATTTAAAATCATCTGTTGAAAAATTACTTTCTTCTAAATCAAGCATGAAATCATAAGTGGAAGATGTACCATAATCAGATGTTGAAGTGCATCCAAATCTGTCATGAAGTGTACTTTTGGGATTCCCATTGAAATTTGTCCATCCACTGTTTCTTGCTGACTGTAATTCCAAATATTGAAGTGTTCCATCTTCTGTTTTTCTTACAATAGAAGCATGTCTTCCAACACATAAATAGTATTCTTTACCTGTTTCCACTTGTTTCAAAAGCCTGTTTCCAACAGTTAGTGAACATTTTCCATCTGCTTTCAAGGCTTTCATTCCATTTGCTTTTGACAAACCAAATAAATTAAGTCCATTTGAGAAGAATTCCCTGCTTTTATTACCCCTAAAATCAAGAACATCCCATCCTTGTTTCTGTCCAATATAAGCAAGACCAACAGATGCACATGAACCTGATGTGTTATCACCACCTGCAAGAAGATTGATGATTTCTTCATTAGATAACTGCTTTGTATGATTTTTAACAGGGTTATATGCAACCTTCATTTCATTTAGTTTAGTCAATAATGCATCATAATGTGCATCTGAAGATTTAACAGGCACATTAAGAACATCTTTCAATTTCATTGTATCAGCATTCTTTGGTAACTTCAAATACTTCTGTTTGAAGTCTTCAAATGACTTTGATTTGTCCAATCCAAAGAATGATGCTCTGTCCTGAAGGGTTTTCAGTTCGGATTCATCCAATGCCCATTTTGCCCTTTGAAGAAGCTGACATCTGCAATTGCAGACATTCCTTGCAGAACCACCAATGGATGGTGCTTTCATCTTTTCACCACCGACTTCAAAGAAGTCATCCCATTCCCTGATTTGACCATCTGCTTCCTGATGCCAAGGTCTTGTGACTGAATCAAGTGTTGCATCCCACTGTTTTACAATGTCAGCACCCTTTTTCTTTGCTTCAGTACCTGCATCAAGAAATCCCTGCTGATTCACTCTGTGACCTTCAGTTCTTGCAATTCTCATTGCCATGTTCAAGGCTTTTGACATTGGGTTGTTCATACCAAGTGCAATTTTATATGCTACCTGTTGCCATGTTTCACCATTTGCAATTCCCCTTGATAACTCTGCCCTAATGGTTACTTTCAGCTTTTTGACATCTTCAGCAAGTCTTCCTTTCAAAATATCACCTGAATGATACTTAGAAGACAGCTTGGAATCTGTCTGAAGTGCAGTCAACACTTTCTTTTGGTCAATTGGAACTGTGATTGGAATTCCCTGTTTCTGCAAAGAATACATATTTCCAATATATCCATTGTGATAAGCATCCTGAAGATATTCATTGATTGTCTGATAAGAACCTTTGTTCAGCTTATCAAGAATACCATCAATCTGTTTCTTCATTGCTTCCTGATATTTGACCTGATAGATAATAGACTGAAGATTCTGCATATCAGTTCTAAGATTCAGGTCATTTATTGATTTTTGCAGGTCTTTTGATGCCTGTGCATATACCTGTTTCAATTCACGCAAGGTTTTTTGTTCCTGCTGAAGCTGATATTTAGCAATCTGTTTTTCAGTCTTATTCATCTATGTCTTCACCACCTTCTTCAGGAACAATCCCTTCCAAGGTGGATTGTGCAAGCTGATTATCCTGTTCTTCATCTTCAGGAAGTTTGTCTTTGATATCTTCATAATCAATATCAAGGATTTCACAGATGGTCTGAATGATTGTTTCATCATCAAGCACACCATTCAATGACAGGATTGTATTGATTTGTGTCTGCTGTTTCTGTGCATCAGTCAATTCAATCTGTGCATTATCCTGTGCATTTGTCATGACTTCCCTTTCAAAGTCAAACCAAACATCTGTGACCTGATAATCAGTTCCATCAATTCTGTTGATTTCACCAATGACAACCTTCACAATCTTCTTCAGGAACTGCTTCATTCTGATTTCCAATTTGTTACACTTCAAATCAAGAAGTGCATATCTTGATTTGATAACAACATTGGTCACATTACCATCACCAAGCTGTGCAGAATTGAATCCCATTCCAAATCTGTAAATGTTCTTTTCATCTTCCTGCATCTTTGCCTGTCTTGCCTGATATGGAATGTCTATTGTGTGGACTTCCACACCACCATCAGAATCAACACCAATCATCTTTTTAGTCTTCAGATTCTGCTGAAGTTCATCAAGATTATCACCTTGGAATCCCTTCACAACATGCAATGGATAATCAAAATCAGCAAGGTTGTTTGAAAGACCACATGACATGATGTCATAGTCATCAATCAAATCTTTGATTGGTTTCAGTCCTGACCACTGTTTCTTGTTATTATCCAATCTGAAGAATGGAATAAAACCAAAGTTTTCATAATAGATGGAATCATCACCATCTTTCTTATAAATCACATGTGGTCTTGGATTGATTGGTTCTGAATCATCAAGAATCAGCTTTCCTTCTTCTTCCTGCACATAGAATGTTGTCTGATTTTCATCCCATACCTGAATTCTTTTGATGACCTTGTTTTCCTTGGTTAGTTTGTCCACATACCAATAAATTACATAGGCACATCCATCATCTGTGTCCTTTTCTCTGACTTCCACAACACCAAGGGAATCTGCACATTCAAATGACAGCTTTCCATCTTTGTTCATGTAAGCATACATATATTCAAACCCCTTTGCCATTGTACCTGTCAGAACATCATTCAATTCACAGATAAAGTCATCATCAAAGTATTCATCCAATCTTGACTGAAGTTCAGGAATATCAGAATGGATGATTCCATTCTCACCTGACAACATGTACTGCACTGCTTGGTCAACCAATTCAGTGAAGAATGGATGTGAAATCTTGACATTGCTTCTTGTTGTGTCTTCCACTAATTTTCCATCAGCATTGAAATAAAACATTCTATAATGCATGATGTCATGGTCTGCATCATAGTATTTTTGACCAATGGAAGCAAGATGTTTCTTGGTTGACACCTTGTCTTCCTGAATAAACTTCAGAATTTCATCTTCCTTTAACACATTTCTTCACCATCCTTTCTAATACAACCAAGCATTTCCAATGATGTCATCTTCCAACCCATAACGCATTGCATCCATTAAATGGTTGAAATCATCAATTGGTCTGTTCAGTTTGTTTCCAAATTTATCTTTATCCCATGTATAGTTGGATATTTCTGTCAGGAAATTGACGCATCTTGGATGAATAATGATTTCAAGGTCTTGAATCCACTGTATTCCATTGTTGATGCTGTCTTTTCCTTTCTTTGCCCCCTTGATTCTTAGTCCAAGGGATTTCAATTCATCAATGGACTTTGGTTCAGCAGAATCACCTGTGAATTTCTCTTTTCCATATCCCATTGATGACAGTTCTTCATATATTTTCTTGTTTGATAAACCTGTTTTATAAAGTTCATCCCACACATACAGTTTTTTGTTTTCCAAATCAAGAAACATGATTGGTGATGCTGAAGGGTCATTTGTATAACCAAAGTCAAGTCCACATCTTGTTTTGCAGTTTCTCACATCATTAAGTGTGAATGACTGTTCTTTCCAATTCTCATATACAAGACCATCAACAATTCCCCATCCACCAAGACCTGCAACTGCATATCTTCTTGGATTGTTCTTTTTCATCCTTTCAAACACCTGCAAGTCAGCTTTGTCCAACCATTCATTGCATAAATAGTTGGTAGTCAATGCAAGTGTATCAGGGTCAGGATTGTCAAAGAACCTTCCTTTTAACCAATGATGTTCATTCCAAGGATTGAATGTCAGTGTTATTTGCTTCCATAGTCCATCAGGACATTCACCCCTGATTGATTCATCCAACATATCAAAATCAGCTTCAGACATGATTTCATATGCTTCTTCAATCCACATCCAACACAGACAGCCTTTATCAACTGCAATAGATGTGACTTTCAAAGGGTCATCCAATCCTCTGAAGTATATCTTTTGACCTGTTGGAAGATAGGTTGCTTCCAAAGGTGACAATGTGAACTGCCATAAATGGTCAACACCAAATCTATGACATGCCCATTTCAAATCAGCATAACAAGAATCTTTCAATGTTCTGAAGGTCTTTCTTATAACCAACAGATTTGATTCAGGATATTTCATCAGGTTGTAAATGTACCAAAGTGCTGTTGTCTTTGATTTCTTAGAAGCACGACTTCCTTTCACAACTCTGTATCTTCCTTTGAAGTTCCAAAATCGTTTATATCCTTTTCCAACGATATCAGGCAGATGATAATATTTCTTATTCAAATTTATCACCTTCCCTTAACCTGAAACATCCATGTTCCTTGCATTTATGTACATCCATCAATCCCTGTGTCAGTACACCATGATAATGTGTGCAGTAAGCAACAGGATGATTGGTGAAGTTCCCATCAATGCACCAATAAGAATTCTTGGTCTTTGGGACTTGATTCTTCTGTCTTTTTCGTCTTCTTTTTAGCTGTTCTTTTCTGTTGCCCTTTCCTTTTCCATTATTCCTGTGTTTATTCTTCAAGGTCATCTTCACCCCCAAACACAGGAAGGACAACATTCACTGTTGCTGTGTTATCCAATGCCCCCTGCATTCTTGCAAGAAGCTGAATTGCTCTGATTCTGTCCTGATTAGATGCTGTTTTTGTCTTGGTGACTGCTTCAGAAATACCATCACCACATCCTTCAACAACAATCACTTCTTCTTCAGATTCCTTTAGAATGATTGATGTCAGGACTTCCTGCATCTGAATAGCATCAAGAATCTTATCATTCTTGACTTCTGTCTGAAGTTCTTTGATTCTCTGTTTTACTTCATCCAACATCAGCAATCTTGCACCCTGTGTTTTGGCATTCTTATCAGAATACCCTGCTTTGATAGCAGACTGTGTTGCATTCCCTGATGCAATAAATTCTTGACAAAATCTTTCCTGTCTTGCTGTCATCCCATGTCCTGACACCCCCTTCCTTTCTATTTTGCCAACGCAAAAAGACACCTGCCCTTTTCAGGATGGTGTCTTTCACTTGTCCTTTTATATAGTATTCTACTATATAATAATAG